CGTTCCTTTTCTAACCCACAAAACACCTCGATCGCCCACGATCAGACTGGATCGATTTGATTAATCTTAAAACTGGAGAGATCCTTTCAGATCAGGATGAATCGATTTTAGGAGGTGTGCAAACTCCACGAATTCACTCACAATTGAATGATTTGCCGTCTAAAGGTCATGAAATGATTGAGTTCGCTAAAGAAATCGGTATGCCGTTGATGCCTTGGCAAGAGTTTGTTGCAATTCATGGTCATAAGGTCAAGCCAGACGGCCGATACCACCACTCAGAATGTGGACTCGTAATTGCAAGGCAGTCCGGAAAGTCTACCTTTATGATGCTCAGGGTTTTAACTGGCATGTTTGTGTGGGGCGAAAACTTACAGCTCTCATCAGCTCATAGATTAACTACATCACTTGAAACATTTAGACAAATGGTTGGCATAATAGAATCAAATGACAAATTAGCATCTGAAGTAAAAAAGATTAGATGGCAACATGGTGCTGAGGAAATGGAATTAAAAGGTGGTCGCAGGTTTGTGGTAAAAGCTGCAAACAATGCATCTCGAGGAATTTCTGCACCATCCAGCATTCATCTTGATGAGTTAAGAGAATACAAAGATGAGGATGCTTGGTCATCAATGCGATACACAATGATGGCTTCAAAAAATCCGCAAGTATGGATTTATTCAAATGCCGGAGATCAACATTCAGTTATCCTAAACAAACTTAGGGAACGCGCTATCGCAGCCAGCGTGAACCCCTCCGACACGATCGGTTGGTTTGAATGGAGTGCCGAGCCAGATGCACCGATTACCCTTCCGTCGGGTGAAATCAATTGGCCAGCCTTCGCTCAAGCCAACCCTTCGCTTGGTATAACAATTCACCCAGATAACATTAAAGCTGTTATTAATGATCCACCTGATATTGTGCGAACCGAAGTTTTATGTCAATGGGTAGATACAATCAATTCTGCAATCGATGCACAAAAATGGGAATTGTGTAAAACTGAGCCAATACCATTAGATCCTGACAAAGAAACTTGGTTTGGTTTAGATTTAAGTCCAGATCGTAAATTTGGCGCATTAGTTGCAACTCAAAAGTTATCGGGAGAAAGATTTAACTTAACTTTACTTCACACATGGTCAAACGATTATTCAATCAATGATTTAGCGGTTGCAAACGATATTGCACCTTATGTAAGAAAATATAATGTTCAGACTGTTGCTTATTCCAAAAGGACTGCACAGGCCGTCGCAAGTCGGTTAGTTCCTGCTGGAATTCCCATTACAGATATGGATGGGGCGATATATGCTGAATCATGTGATCGGTGGTTAGGCGCAATCAATTCCCATCGATTACAGCACGGGGGTCAAGACGAACTGACTCAACAAACACTTTCCGCTGCAAAACTGCCCTATGGGGATGGGTCATGGATCATCGGAAGGCGTGCAAGTAGAGTCGCAGTTTGTGCAGCTGTGGCATCTGCTTTAGCAACCTATTTTGCAACACAGGTAGAAACGGAAATTGATATACAAATAGCATAATGTATTGACTTTATGGTATATTATATGCTAATGGGATTATTTGATAGATTTGTAACAAACACTGCAATCACACCGACAGTTGATGTCGCTGCCGCCAATACGCCTTACAATTTACAGTCAGCTGTTGGCGGATTATTTTATGGAGCACAAACAGCAACTAGAGAACAGGCAATGTCTGTTCCATCTGTTGCAAGAGCAAGAAACATAATTTGTAGCACAATTGGTTCACTACCTTTAGAAACTTATAATCATTTTACAAAAGAACATTTACGACCACAACGCGTAATTATGCAACCAGATCCAAGAGTTGCAGGATCAGCAATTTACGCATGGATCGCGGAGGATTTATTATTCCACGGCGTGGCTTATGGAATTTGCTTGGACGCCTACTCCAGTTCAGATGGTGGTCGCATTCGTGCATGGACAAGAGTTGCGCCAGATCGTGTTACATATAACTTAAATGCAAATCAAACTGAAATTACTTCATACATGGTTGATGGAATGCATGTTCCAGCAACTGGCATCGGATCTTTAATTGTATTTAGCGGATTAGATGAGGGTGTATTAAATCGCGCAGGTCGCACAATTAGAGCTGCGCAAGAATTAGAAAAGGCTGCGGAATTATACGCAAAAGAGCCAGTTCCTACAATGGTGTTAAAATCAAATGGAACAAACTTAACTCCAGAGAGAATTACAAAACTTCTTGAGTCATGGAAAATTGCAAGAAACACCAGAGCAACTGCATTTCTAAATGCTGATGTTGAATTAAACGCACTTGGCTTTGATCCACAAAAATTACAATTAAACGAAGCTCGTCAATACCTTGCAACAGAAATAGCAAGAGCAGTTGGCATTCCTGCATCATTTTTGTCTGCTGAAACTACTAGCATGACATACAGCACGACTGTTATGGAGCGTAAAGCTCTTATTGACTTTAGTTTAAGAAATATCATCACTCCAATAGAGCAAAGATTATCTGCTACTGATTTTGTGCCAAATGGCGTTGAAGTTCGATTTGATATTGATGATTTCTTGCGTGGTTCAGCATTAGAGCGTGCGCAAGTTTATGAAATCCTAAACCGCATTGGCGCGATGAGCGTTGAGCAAATCCAAGAGGAGGAGGACTTAATCCGATGAAGATTAATTTCCCAATAACACTAACCGCAGCCGATAGCCGTAAGCGCACAATCTCAGGAACAATCGTAACTTGGGGCGAGCGCGGAAATACATCTGCTGGAGCAACAGTATTTGAAAAAGGATCAATTGATTTTTCAAAGCCAGTTAAATTATTGCTAGAGCATGACCGCACACGACCAATTGGTAAATTAATGGATATTACAGCTGATGATGCTGGTATCGAAGCAACATTTAAGATTGCCGGAACAATTGCTGGCGATGATTCTTTATTAGAAGCAGCCGAAGGCCTACGCGATGGATTTAGCGTTGGAGTTATGGTTGATGATTGGAAAAACAAAGATGGCGTTATGTCAATAAGTGCAGCCAAGTTAATCGAGGTTAGTTTAGTAACCGATCCTGCAATTGATAGCGCAAGAGTTGCCGATGTCGCAGCAACAGAAACACCAACAGAGAATTCCGAAGCAACCGCTGAGGATACAACAACACAGGAGGACAAAGTGTCTGATATAACTTCAGATGCTCCTATCGCAACCGAAGCGGTAGAAGCTGCAAAGTCTGAGCCTGTGGCAGTAGTAGCAGCGCAGTCAGTTGCTTACACAAAGCCACGCTCACCAATTAATAACAAAGCAACATACCTAGAGCATTCAGTTCGTGCTGCACTAGGCAACGAGGACAGCCGTCAATATGTAATGGCAGCTGACACAACTTCAAACAACTCTGGATTAATTCCAACACCACAATCAACAGAAATAATCAATGGTGTTTCAAACGCTGATCGTGGCTTAATTGACGCACTATCACGCGGCACACTTCCAGCATCAGGAATGACTTTTGAAATTCCTAAAATTACAACTGCTCCAACAGTAACACTTGAGGCAGAGGCAGCAGCAATTGATACAACAGATCAAGCATCATCATTTGTTCAGGTTGATGTTAAGAAGTTCGCTGGCGGACAAACATTCTCAGTTGAATTACTAGATCGTTCATCACCAGCATTCTTTGATGAGTTAGTTCGTCAAATGGAATTTGCTTATGCAAAGACCACAGATGCTTATGTTGCAGGAGTTCTTGGAAGTTCATGCTCATTAGCAGCAGTAGCTCAGGACAACACAGCAGCAGGATTGCTTGGTTATACATCAGCAGCAGCAGCTTCTGTTTATTCTGGCTCACTTGGATTTGCTCGTAACTTAATTGTTAATAGCACACAATGGGGCAATATCATGGGCTACAACGACAGCGGTCGCCCAATCTACAACGCATCACAACCACAAAACGCAGGTGGCGCAGTTTCACCACAATCACTTCGTGGAAATGTTGCCGGTTTGGATCTATATGTATCTCGCTCACTAGATGGATACACAACTGGAGATCAGTCAATGATCGTAGTAAATCCAGATGCATTCACATGGTATGAGAGCCCACGCCTACAACTACGCTCTGATATTACAGCAACCGGTCAAGTTTCTGTTGCTTACTATGGCTATGGCGCATTAGCAGTGAAAATTGCTGGTGGCGCAGTTTGGTTTAACAAGAACTAATTAAGCCCTTAATGCCTACTGGTGCTCCCGCTGGTAGGCAGTTAATAATGGGAGTCTAAGAGAGGAATTTATGCCAACAATTATTACCGCGACCCAGTTGCGTTCTGTATTGGGTGTAAGTTCCTCTCTTTATGATGATACTTACTTAAATCAAATTATCGACACCGCAGAAACAGTTATTCTGCCAATGTTAGTTACATTCAAAAGCCCAATTCAAAAAGTGTCGCTGACTGATAATGTCGCCACTTTCACTACACTAGGAATACATGAATTTACCGAAAATCAGCAAGTCGTCATCACGGGATGCGGAAGCCCCTACAACGGAACAAGAACAATACTTGCAGACAATCTTGGCGAATATACCTTCTCAGCTGCAATTACAAATGCCGACATCAATGAAGCAAATGTTATTCCAAGTGGAGTTGCCACTTTATCTGGAGCATCAACTTATGTTGGAAACGCAGCTGTTCAGTCAGCTGTCTACACAGTTTCAGTAGAGGTTTTTCAAGCCAGACTTGCCGGTGGAGGACAAATCGAAGGAGTAGATTTTACAGCTACACCTTTCAGAATGGGTAGATCATTATTCAATAAATGCGTTGGTTTACTCGGTTCTTATATTGACACCGAAAGCATGGCTCAATAATGCCAGTTTCAACAATTCTTGCAACAGTTAGACAACCACTTGCCACAGCTTTAGCAAGCGTTTCAGCAAATGTTTACAATCATGTTCCAGAGAGTCCTATGCCTCCATGCGTGGTTTTAATCCCAGATTCTCCATATCTTGAAATTGAAACAATTGGTAAAAGTCAAGTAAGAGTAAAAATTAATTTAACTATTTCTGCCGTTGTTGCTTATAACAGCAACCCTGCATCACTCGATAATATCGAGCAATTAATAATGAGCATTCTGACAGTAATTCCAAATGGATATATTGTCGGAGAGGTCGAAAGACCAACAGTACAAAATGTTGGAGCATCAACAATGTTGATTTCCGACATCAATGTTTCAACCTATTACACACAAACAATCTAAGGAGTCAAAGTGCCTACCACAGTAATCACGGGCAGAGATGTTACCTTCACTATCGGTGGTAACACTTTCGATGCTCAAGCAACAAGCGCAATTCTAACTGGCGAAATGAACCGCCAAACATACGAAACTTTGGATGGCAAAGCCTACAAAGTAATCGACAATGATTTCACACTAGCTGTTGAAATGTTGGCAGACTGGGGCGTTACAGGATCTCTATGCGAGATTCTATGGGGCGTTTCAGAGTCAGCACCAAACACAGGAATTAGCACAGTATTTACAGCTGCATCAGGCGCAGTATTTACATTCCAAGTGCTACCATCATGGCCATCAGCCGGTGGTGCAGGAAATGATGCACAGACTGTATCTTTAACATTCCAAGTTATTGGAGTGCCAGCAGAGTCATTTAGTTAAAAAATAGAAACGGGAGCAACTAATGAAACTACCAATCACAATTGAATATAGCTCAGGCGATCAAGCAACTTATGTAGCCCAACCGCCTGAGTGGCAAAAATGGGAAAAGCAGACAGGACATACAATTGCTCAAGCTCAGGAAAAAATGGGCATTAGTGATCTTATGTTTCTTGCTTATCATGCACATAAGCGCGAAGCGGCTGGAAAATCAGTCAAAGCCTATGATGTATGGTGCGAAACAGTTACAGATGTAATAGTCGGTGATGTTTCCCCAAAAGCCATCCAGCAGGAAGCGTAAGCAGATTATTGGTTGAGTTGTCAATTGCTACTCAAATACCAATGAGCGAATGGACTGACGCGCAAGACATCATAACAGCCTTAGAGATATTGGAGAAAAGGAATGGCAGAAGTTGAACTTAGCGCATTCTCCAAAAAAGAGTTGCGCCAACTTGCCAAAGCTTTTACTCTTATGGGCGAGGATGCAACCGAAAAGGCTAAAATTATTTCTTATGATTTGGCTACTTTCGCAAAGAATGAAATTGCTGCGGCTGGTGCTAAGCGAGAAAAAGCAGGAGCAGCCACTCGCAGAGTTGTGGATGGTGCCACAATATCAAAGACATCAAAAACTGGTCGTTTATCATACGGGTTCGCTGGTCAGCGTTTTAGTGGTGGAGCAACAACTCAAATGTTATGGCGAGGACTTGAGTTTGGATCAACACGATTTAAGCAATTTCCAAACTGGTCAGGTCGCTATGGCAGAGGGTCAAGAGGTTGGTTTATCTATCCGACACTTCGCGACATTCAGCCTGAACTAACAGAACGCTGGACTAATGAAATGAATGATGTTGTCAAGATTTGGGGTAACTAATGGCTAAAGATTTTCGTACCTTAAAACTTGAAATCCTTGCTGAAACAAAAAACTTTATCTCAGGAATTAATGAGAGCGAAAAGAAAACCGAAAGTTTTGGCGAAAAGTTAAGTGATTTTGGAAAGAAAGCTGGACTTGCTCTAGCCGCTGCAACTGCCGCTGTTGGTGCATTTGCAATTAAGATTGCAGTTGATGGAGTCAAAGCTGCATCTGATTTATCAGAATCAGTATCTAAGGTTGGCGTTTTATTTGGCGACAGCTCATCAAAGATTGAAGCATTTGCTGAGCAAGCAGCTCAATCATTAGGTCAAACAAAACAACAGGCTTTAGATGCAGCATCTACATTTGCTATTTTTGGAAAATCTGCTGGTTTAGCTGGAGATGATCTTGTTAAATTCTCAACCGATTTCACTACGTTAGCATCTGATTTAGCTTCATTCAATAACACATCACCAGAGGATGCTATACAGGCCATAGGAGCCGCTCTAAGAGGCGAAACTGAGCCGCTGCGTAGATATGGTGTCCTATTAGATGATGCCAGCCTAAGACAAGCTGCGCTCTCTTTAGGCATAATCAGAACTACAAAAGAAGCCTTAACGCCACAGCAAAAAGTCTTAGCAGCCCAAGAATTAATTTACCAGCAAACATCTGCCGCTCAAGGCGACTTTGCTCGAACATCTGATGGCTTGGCTAACTCACAAAGAATTCTTAATGCCCAGTTAAGCAACATCCGCACAGAGATAGGCGAAGCCCTATTGCCTATTGTATTGAAACTAACTCAAATTTTTAGCAATAATGTATTGCCAGTTATTCAAAGCGTAGCCGATGCTTTTAGTAAGCGTGCAGGTGGATTAGGTGAAGGTGTATTTGAATTTGTTGATGGAGTTAAGTTGTTTTTAATTCCAATTATAGATGGTGCTAAAAATGCTTTCAATGATATTAAAGGTGCGATTACTGAAAATATAGATGAATTCAAATCATTTTTTAATGTAGTTAAATCCCTTGCTCCTATTATTGGAACAACTATTGGAGCAGCATTAAATGTTGTTGGAGATATTGCAGCTGTAGTTATCAATGTTATTTCAAATGTTATTGGTGTAATTAGTAAAATTGTTCAAACTGCTATCAATGCAATCAATACAGTTATTAGAGGAGTAAATAAGATACCCGGCGTAAACATACCTTTAATTGGTGGTGGCGTTGGTGGATCTGTTGATGGTGGTTACCAAACAGGTGCTAATTTAGCATCTAGCGCAGCTGCCGCAATTGCTGGCGCTGCTGGTCTTGCTGGCGCAGGAGTAGGCGGTGGTGCAGGTGGTGGAGCAACCGGTGGCGGTGGTGGTGCAGGTGGTGGGGCTGCCGGAACTACACCAACAGGTGCAACTAGCCTTAAGAATTTAGCAGAGCGTTTAACTAACATTCAAGATCAATTTACTGATTTAACATTCCAAGTAGCAACTGATGGAATATCAAGAAAAGCGGCTGAACAACAATTTGATAAATTAACTAAAGAATTTAGAGTATTAGAAAAACAGGCTGAAACTTTATCTTCTCAGCAATTTGTTTCTGACAATAAAGTCTTGGCAGCTCAAGGAATTAACATCTATGTTTCAGGTGCAATAGATCCTGAGGGAACTGCTAGAGCTGTTTCAAAAGCAGTTAACGAAAGCGCAGCCAGATCAACAGGTTCAATTAGTTTTGATGCAGTTAGACAAAAAGCCGGCTAATGTCAGATTTTACTCCTGATTGGAAATTAACTGTCGGTGGGGTCGATTACACTAACATCGCTATTTCAGATGTCCAACATCAAGCAGGTCGATCTGACATTTACCAGCAGCCACTTCCATCTTATATCCAAGTTACTTTAGTTGCCTTAAATGGTCAAACCTTACCCTTTGATATTAATGACAGTTTAGACTTACAGGTCAAAGATAGTTCTGGAACTTATGTCAGCCTATTTGGTGGCGATCTAACTGATGTAACAGTTCAGGTCAGAAATACTGGAGCAGCAGCCACAGTAGTCGAATACACATTAATTGCTATGGGATCTTTAGCCAAACTTACAAAAGAAATTTGGGATGACAACATTCCGCAAGATGAGGATGGCAATCAAATCTACGACATTCTTTCCAGCGTATTACTTGGAACTTGGAATGATGTGCCAGCAGCTACACAATGGGCAACTTATGATGCAACAGAAACTTGGGCAAATGCAGTTAATTTAGGGCTTGGCGAAATAGATCAACCCGGCCTTTACACAATGACTGCACAATCCACAACAGTTGATACCATCTATAACATTATTTCAGAAATTGCCAATTCAGCATTTGGTTATATTTATGAAGCTAATAATGGAGATATCGGGTATGCCGATGCAGACCACAGACAAAATTATCTGCTTACAAATGGTTATGTTGAATTAGATGCTGGTCATTCTTTAGGTTCTGGCTTATCAACAGTTATGCGCTCAGGTGATGTTAGAAATGACATATACATAAATTATGGTAATAATTTCAATTCACAGGTTACAGCTAGTGATGCCGCTTCAATTGCCCTATATGGCTACAAAGCTGAAAGCATCAATTCTAGGGTTCAAGGTGCGGTGGATGCTCAGGCTATTGCTGATCGCTATATTGCCCAAAGAGCATATCCAAGACCATCATTTCAATCCATAACCTTTCCAATAACTAACTCTGAAATCGACAACGCTGATCGTGATGATTTGCTGGGTGTATTTATGGGAATGCCAGTCAATATCAAAAACCTGCCAACTCAAATATCCAATGGCGAGTTTGAGGGTTATGTTGAGGGCTGGTCATGGAGCACAAGATTTAATGAACTATTTTTGACAATCAATGTTTCGCCTGTTGAGTTTAGCCAAGTGGCGATGCGTTGGAATACCACGCCAATAACAGAGGCATGGAACACTTTAAGCCCAACATTAACTTGGGAATACGCTACAATAGTAGCCTGATAGGAAAAGGATAAAATGGCAACCACTACCAATTATGGCTGGAGCACTCCCGACGATGTTTCGTTGGTTAAGGACGGTGCATCTGCGATTCGAACACTTGGATCATCTATTGATACAACCACAAAAAACTTAAACCCATCAACAACTCTTGGCGATATTGAATATCGTTCATCAACTGCTAACACAAACACAAGACTTGGAATTGGAACATCTGGTCAGGTCTTAACTGTAAGCGGTGGAGTTCCTGCTTGGGCAACATCATCAAGCGGTGGCATGACTTTAATTAGCACTACCACTTTATCTGGTGTTACAACAACACTTTCATCTATTCCGCAAACATACACTTCTCTTTATTTAATTCTAGAAGGCGTAACTGGTAACACTTCAGATACTAGAATTAGATGTATTCCAAACAATACAACACTTGCTTGCGATTATGCAGGAGAAGGAACTGATAACACTGTTGGAGCATTATCTGGTCAAGGTCTGACAGATCAAAACATTTTTTTGGTGCGTAGTGCTAGTATGGACAGAACTAATTCAAATAATGTTTGGGTTATGCAATTTTACAATTACACTTCTTCAACTAGATACAAGCCATTTAGTTTTATTGGAAGTTATCAAAACACCTCTGGTGGCGCAAGTTACAACAATTATAGTTTTGGCGGTGTATTCAAATCCAATACGGCGTTGACTTCTTTAGTCTTTGATTATGGTGGCACAAATACTTTTGCTGGTGGAACAGTTACTTTATATGGAGTCAAATAATGAGCAGACCAACAATAAGAATTCACGATCTTGCAACGAATGAAATTATTGATAGAGAAATGACTGCTGCTGAATTAAAAATTTATGAAGCAGAACAAAAAGAAAATGCAAAAGCGGAAGCCGAAGCCGAAGCAAAAGAAGCAGCACGCCAAGCAATAGCAGATCGTCTTGGCTTAACTGCCGATGAACTTAAATTGCTACTTGGCTAATGAAGCCTTACCTATCCAAAGCTGCTAAAACGCTACGCGACCAAATAAATGAAACATGGTTGGATCGCGATAAGCGCAGCGATGGGTGGATTTCTGATAGTAAACATGCACTTCGAAAATCGGATCATAACCCACGACCAGACGGAGAAGTTTGCGCGCTCGATATTGACTCTGGCTTATCTGACGAACAAGGGATTAGTCATGCTCTGGCAGATCAGCTTCGACTCACATCAAAAAAAGATAAGCGTATATCTTACATAATCCATGCTGGTAAAATATGTTCAGCAAAGTCGCTTTGGCGTTGGGTTAAATATCGTGGCATAAACCCACACCATAAGCACATCCATATTTCTTTTAAGCCAAATCAAACAGGCGAGAAGTTCGACATCCCACTACTGAAAGGCAATTAATGAAACTGACCAAAAAACACAAAGCAGCAATTAAGTCATATTTGAGAGCTGTCGCAGCTAGTGGAATTACAGTTGCTTTAGCAATAGTGGCTGACATTCATCCAGCCTATGCAACTTTGCTTGGTGCTGTAGTTGCTCCAGTAGCAAAAGCATTAGATCCAAAATCAGGGAGTGAAGCAGATTATGGCCTTAGCGAAAAATGAGTCCGAACGAATTAGTCGCATTTGGCGTTGGCGTTTGCAGTATCGCGGGCGCTTTATTGCTGGCTCTACGATGGGTTATTAAAAGTTTCTTAAGCGAACTTCGTCCGAATTCTGGCAGCTCGATCAAAGATGCAATTAATCGTATTGACGAAAGAAGTTTGCGATTAGAAACGCGTGTTGATGAACTGTTCTCATTAATCAATAAGCGATAATTTTGCTATGGCGAACACACGGAAACGCACTAAACGCAAAAAAGTCAACCGGAGAGTAGTTCGCCACACTCCTGAGCCATTGACTAAACTAGATCAATTCTACATAGCCAAACATGAGATATTCAAAGCCGCTCGCCGTGCAGGATTTTCTGAGTCGGTTGCTTTATATTTAATGGACAGCGATCGAATGCCAGATTGGATAGTCGGAGATGGCAACATAATTCCAGTTATTCCAACACCAGATGAGGATGACGATTAAGCGATACGCTTTTATCAGCGATTTACAAGTGCCATTCTTTGATGAGAATGCAGTCAAGTCAGTAGGTAAGTTTTTAACTAAATTTAATCCGCATCGAACAATTCAAATTGGGGATGAAATAGACCTTCCACAATTAGGCGGTTTTAATGCCGGAACTATTGATGAAATGGTTGGCAATATCCATGACGACAGACAGCTGACTCAAGAGGTTTTAACTTATCTTGGTGTTACTGATGTATTAGGCAGTAATCATGGAATTAGACTTTATCGATCAATAAAGAAAAGGTTGCCCAGTTTCTTAAATCTGCCAGAAATGCAATATGAACGATTTATGGGCTACGATAAATTAAACATAAAATTCCATCCCTTTGGATTTGATTGGGCGCATGGATGGACTGCCGTTCATGGTGATGCCTTCCCACTTTCCGCAGTGCCCTCTCAAACGGCCTTAAATGGGGCTAGAAGGCTAGGAAAGAGCGTGGTATGTGGGCATACCCATAGACTAGGGGTTTCGGCCTTTACAGAGGCATCTAGGGGCAAGTTAGGGCGTACTGTATGGGGCGTTGAGGTTGGCAATTTAGTAGATTTGAGCAGTTCAGGCATGGCATACACAAAAGGCTATGCAAACTGGCAAACTGGCTTTGCTGTTGCTTATGTAAAAGATCGCAGAGTTCAGGTTGTGCCGATACCTATAAATGCAGATGGCAGCTTCATATTTGAAGGTAAGGTTTATGGGGCGTGAAACAGATTATCAGCCCCGCACGATTGATGACCATATCGATGATTTTGAGGATATTAGCGTTATCTAATCGTTATAAAACACGCGCTAACAAGTTATTGCGCTGTCGGTAAATCCAGTCATACTAATCCCAACGCAAACGAATGTTTTGCGGAACGGGAGCAATAATGGAAATCGTTGGAATGTGGTTATTAATTGCAGGAAGCATGGCAGTTGCATGGTGGCTAATAAAGCACACAAATAATGAACACTACGAAAATGGGTATTGGTCTGGCCGTCAGGATGGGTGGCGTGCTAGTTTAGAACACCAAGAGCG